TGAATTCTCTATGTTACGGTTCATTTGAGATATTAGAATAAATGATACTCTAATAACTTTCTTTAATCCATTAAACATAGCCATCAAATCATAGAGAAGATCTCTATCTTGCGCACCTCCAACCTTCTTTACAAGAAGAGTATGATCTAACATAATTATAACAGGTTTGTCTTTCTCTTTAGAAAACTTTAATATAGTTGCTTCTAGAGCTTTAACACTACCTGGTATATCTACGTAGTTTATATCATACTTATTTAACTTGCGTGCTTCTTGTACTGCGTTCATATAGTAATTGTCATTTAACTTAAAGTTTTCTGACGCACTATATAGTTGCTGTGTAGTAAGTTTCATCTTATTACTAAGTTTACGGCCAATTAGCCGAGAAGAAAGCATCTCAAAGTTAAATGAGAGTATTGCAAAGTCATCCTTTTCGTTAAGATCTTTCAATCCTGTCTCAAGTTGACCTAGCACTGCGGTTTTACCGCTACCAGACATACCAGCAATAGTTGTGATAGTCTGCCATTCGATACCGCCCATAGAAATGTTGTTAAACTTTTTCCAAGGTGTAGCAAGAGATTTAATTTCACCTTTACGTCTACCATCTATGTAGCGTAATGCTGCACTAGATGCTTCTGATATGTGACGCCACGGTAATGGCTTTTGTTCTTCACTCATATTAAATCTCCTCCATAGTTTTGTTCGTCTTTAGGTGCTTCAGGTTCAATGCCTTCATACATAGTCCAAGCTTCTTGGTTTAAATATGATGACATCATCTTCCACGGCGGACGAAAATCATTAGTGTAACTTGCTTGCTTCCTATCTTCATGTTCTGCTGCAATAGCTTTGATTATAGTCTCATGCAAGTCTGGTTTTCTCTCTATCAATGCTATGTATTTAAGCTTATTACGCTTCATGTCATTGTGGAGAGGCCTACCTCTATCTTTTCTAGGATAGGCAATTGCAAATTGATTCCAACAATCTTCGCAACCTCGTACTTTAAACAAATCCAACGCTTTTTGACGGAGTGTAAGTGACTCATCGGGCATTATTTTCACAAAGCCTCGTGTCTGTAGTTTTTCTCTGTCAACGGGTAAAATTTCTAAGTACTTTTGAACTTGTTTGTCTCCTTCACTTTTAAGAAGCATATAAACAAATTCGCTAGGTGTGAGATGATTGCCTTTCAACTTGGTTAAGTTCAAAGATACTTTCATCGCAATTTAAATATTTATCGAGTTCCTCTTCAGTTAAGATCACCAAACTTTCATCTGGTAAACATTTTAATCCATCTTCACATTGTATACAATTACTCATAACATTTTAAATTACCGTGACTGTCTCTACGATGTGCTAGAAGGAGGTTTAAAGATACGTCATTTTCTTGTATTGTACAATCAAATTCTACCTTTATAATGTCTGCTATACTCTTGGGAGTCAGCAACATAATGTCCTCATAATAGAATTTTAACATTTGTATTAAATGCCAAATTTCATTAAAATTTAAATCTTTTCCTTTGTAGGGACTGTTTTTCATATTACATTATATTTCAATATATCCTTCCATTTCAGCCATTTGCTTGTTAAAATGCTTCTTATAGTCATTTAGAATATATTCTTCTGTAAATGTATGTAATTTAGTGTAGTTTTCCAAAGCATTTGATGGGTGTGAAGTTTTAAGAGCTTCAGTACACGCATTGTAAGCAGACCATAGGTTTCTAGCTTTAAACACTTCAGACTCAAACCACTCTTTAGTAGCTGTTTTAAGTTGCGAACCATTTAAAATGTTCTCGTTTACAAACAATTGACCAAAGTAATCACCTACTTGTTTGTTGTCAAGAGGTATGTCATGCATATAACTAGCATCTTCTTGAGCTTTGTTGTGCAGTTTATCAGTTTGTGTAAACAATTCTGCAATCAATGCATCCATATCACTCTCAATATTCTGAGTGTGCTTACGTAATTTTACAATATCACCTACAAACATTAAGTTAGAACACACGTAAATTTGTGAGCCTGCACATAAGCCTATTGGTAATGTTTTATCATACGAATTACGAAATCCTATGGATATATCAGAGTTTTTATCACTGCTTGGAAATACCATAGAGCCAAACATCTGTTGTCCTCTGTGATTTACTTCTAGCTTTTGTGAAATAGGCTCTCTACCATACTTAAGCATTCCTGCTTTCTTTACTTTTGTTACTAACTCTTGGTGACTCACTGGTATGTAAGTCTCAGTACGTTCAGGTACTGCTATCATACTAAGATCATCGAAATTTACTAACTTTGCCATTGCTTCCGTCGTTTTTAGGGTATTTATAAGTTTTCATAACACTCGGTGTGTTATACGTTTTAGGGTATCCAAACCCAAATATTAATTCAAAACTGCTTTTAGTTACAAAACCTGGTTTATTATTAGCTGCTACTTGTTTAGCATGCCTTTCTTTCCAGTATTCAGTTTCTCTTCCTTTAGAAAGAAATGATTTCTTATCAATAGGAATGTAGTCGTGGTATCCTTTTTTCAAAATATGTATCTGATTTTATTCCAAGGTATAACTCTTTCGTGCAAAGCCTTAAATGCATCTATATACAATGGCTTCAAATGTTTAGCATACCTTATGTTAGTTCCACCATACTGCGAGATTTTCTCTTCCTGTATTGCAGGATTCCATAGGTGTAGTTCTGTTTCAGGGTGTTTCTTCAGATTCTCTTCATGTTTCTTTTCGTTGTGTGTTAAAAATATTACTTCTGCATGTACTTGATCTTTATAATCAACATAATCGTTCATCATATCAAACAAATATTCATAATCCTCTAGCCAATCATCTTCTACAATGACAGGACTAAAGTTTACATGGACATCATACCCTGCATCTATAAATGCATCAATAGCTTTAATTCTATCAATGATTTTAGATGTGTTAGGCTCATGAATGTCAGACATGTGCTGTGGCATCAAACTAAATCTAATACGTATTTTACCTTGCGGATCAAAGTTAATTAGATTAGGGTTAACATATTTAGTAGCAAATGCACCCATCGCAACAGGATGAGTTCTAAAGAATTCAAAGATCCTTTCCCAATCATGATATTTAGCATGCAGTGCAAAGTCTTCGTTACAACTAATGTCGTAAGTAGTATAGTCTGCGTGCGTTTGATTAGGTTTATTTACAGGTGTAAAATATGCATGGTTATTTATTGCTGTAAGTATGTCGCCTGTGTTTGTAGATATTGATAGACCATCAGGTTTGTGTCGTTTCATGTAACAATATGAGCAATTGTATAAACAACCGTAGCCAAATGACGGAGATATGAAATCTGTGCTACGACCTGATGGTCTTATCAACATTGATTTACGCGTTACTTTCTGTAGTATCACGCAGCAATTGTTTTTTAATCTTTAGTACTTGTTCTGACGTTTCGTTTAGAAAGTCTGCTATTAGTTTTAGCTGACTTTCCATGGTTTCGTGTACCTTGTTGTGCTTTTCCAGTACTTCTACTATTTTGTTTATTTTTTCTTCCTGCGTTAGAGCCATTGTTTTTGTGTTTTTTTAAGTTATAAGCTGTTGCATTTATATGCACATCTTTAATTGATTTTGTTTTAATCATCATCCATACTAAGTACAGACCTATCAGGCATACTACACCTAATGCTATAATTTTAATCATAATTTAGTTTTTAGTTAATAATATAAAATAGGCGCCATGTGGTTTGGCAGTATCGCCTGGAATCACGGTCTTAAAAGAGGGTACTCAATTCTCTTACCTAATTTACACAGCTTGTAGTCTTATTGGTATTGTTGAGACATTACCACTAGCTATGTTTAAACTGTTATTTCTTCTACACTATCCACCCATTTTACAATTTGTCCTTCTTGTCGCTTGTTAAGCCACGAAACTTCTTGTGTGTTAGGAGCATAAAGATTAATAATAATTGCTGTTTTACCTGGCACATATCTTATGATACGTCCAGTACGTTGTATATTATCAAGTTTCTTAGAACTACCTGCAGCTACAATACCTAAAGAACAATCAGGTACGTCAAAACCTGCATTCAGAGCTTTAACACTACTGATTATACGTTGTTTTGTTCTACCATCTTTAAATTTCTTAAGTATTAACGCTTGCTCTTTCTTAGTACGTTTACTATGAAAACTTAAACATATATCTCCAAGCTCTTCCTGTACATCATCTGCAAATTTAGTTGATGCACTAAATAATAATGCCTTACGGTCATTAAATTTCTCTAGTAATTCTTTAATTACAGGTATTTTAGCTTGTGAGTTTTTACATATATCACCACGAGTACGCATAGAATTGTAGTATATAGCAGCCATTGCACGTTTATGAGGATCTGCGTCTTTATCATTTAAATAACGTTTAGCATTATTAAATGATTGCGAACCTCCAAAACCTATTTGACTTGCTGCATACCTAAACTTCTTATTAGCACTGTCGTAACTAGATTGCTCATCTTCTAACATAGGTACTGCAAGATTGTACACAAGATAATCGCTTACCCACCCATTTGTATGGCATTCCTCGATAGGAACTTCATCAATAACAGGTGCATATTCTAGCAATACCTCATGCATACCATCTGTACGCTCTATTGTAGCTGTTAAACCAAATATAAAATCATATGTAATTTTATTAAATACTTTAATAAACTGTTCAGCACCATAAGCATGCATCTCATCACATATTAATAGATCACATTTAGCTTTAGACTTGTAAGCAGTGTTAATTACAATTACATTGCAATACTGTTTAATCTTATTCTTGCGTAACTCTGTGTTCCACTGATTTTTAAGATTAATAGTTGGTACAACTACTATAACTTTAGCGTTTGGCCTAGACTTAAGCAATCGTAGTATAACCATGATTGCTGTGTAAGTCTTACCAAAGCCTGTAGCTGCTAGTAATGTACCTCTACCTTTGTTATCAGCAAACTTTTGAACTATCTCTATCTGTCTAGAGGTTCTGCTCGAAGTTGTCATATTGCTGTTGAGTTATTTTAAGTACTTTTAGCATCCTATCAGGATAATCCTTGTCTTTTGCTGTGTGAGCATGATTAGGTAAATAAGGTTGCAACCGCATCATGCTTTTATTGCCCTTATAACCTAATACAGGAGCGTCACATATCATACATGACGATGAGAAGGTTCTCACTTTTGCAGGCTGAAGCCCTCTCCATCCTTGTACTACAACATAATCACCTGCAGTTAACTCGTTTCCTGCTGTGTCTTTTACTTTTTCCATACTGTTGATATTTCTGTCTCTGCTTTTAGTAGCCCTGATGGTATAATATCTAGTGTTGATTGTTCCATAAGCTCTTGAAGTTTAGTACACCACTCGTCTTTATAACTTTCGTGTACTATAGTGTCAATTTGATCATGAACTGTCATCACTAGTTTAACAGGTAATTTGTTATCATGGATATAATCACGTACAATAACTAGTGCAGATTTACACATGTCAGCACCACTACCTTGAATTGGTGTGTTCTTGCTTGCACGCTCTATCTTACCTAGCATAGCTTTGTCTGTATTTATACCCTTCCACTCTTCAAACCATCTGATACGTCTGTACGGTGCATATGTTTTAATATACCCATTGTGCTTACCATAATTACCAAGAGACTCTAGAAAATTTTTAATTGCAGGAAATGCTGTAAAGTATTTCTGAATTAATCTTTCTGCTTCCTTAATACTGATAAGCAATGTGTCAGCTAGTTTGTGTGGCCCCATACCATAGGCTAAACCGAAGTTTATACTTTTTACATTTGTACGCAGTCTTTTATGTTCTTTGCAATCACATTTAAGTTGAGCACGTTCTGTACCACCACCTAAATTAGCATAAGCATAGTAAGCACAGCCTACATCAGCTGCATCTTTCCATTCTTGACCATAAACTAAATCTGCGCACACACTATGAAGATCTTTACCTTCTTGTAGTGCTTTAATCCACACGGGATCTTTACTCCCTGTGGCTATAATACACAACTCTTGCGAGCTGTAGTCACCTGATACAAACACCCAACCAGGTAATCCGCTTATAAAGCAGTTACGATAGTCGTTATCTGCAGGTATCTGTTGCATGTTAGGCTTACCTGATGCAACTCTACCTGTATTTAGTATTTGTTTAAAGCTAGTACGAATTCTGCCGTCATCATCTACATTGTCTAGGAACTTAGTTCCATAACTTGTAGATAGTTTAGCTTGTTCTTTGTATTTAATATATGTTTTGACAAAAGGATCTTTACTATAAACGTGTAAGTTCTTACCGTTTACATCTTCTACCTTAAGTCCATATGTTTTAAATACATCTAGTACTTGCTTTGGTGAGCTCCATTTAACATTCACCTTTCTTATTTCTTCAGTGCTTATAAATAAGTCTCCTTGGATATAAGAACTTACAAACTTATTAAGTGCTGCGTTAGATTCTATGTATGCATCTAATACAAGTTCCATAGATTTAACCTTACGCGTAGCTTTGTCTGTCAATTTATTCCAACCTTTTACATCTAGTGCAATACCATTGTACTCAATATCTGCGTACGCTAGTGCTGCATTATTCTCTAGTTGAACTGTTGGTAATACATCAAGACTTTGAGCCTTAGTAAGCTGTTTTTCATATAGTTGCACAAGATGTTCTACATCTTTAGCACCGTATATTATCTCTGATTCTGTAAATTCATCACTACCTTTTAGTAGGAAATTAAGACGAACAGTTTTGTCCATCTCAATCTCTAGTTCTCTACTAAGCACAGAGTTTAAACTGTGTCTCATATCCTTACCACAATGTATAACTTGTGAAGTTAGCATAGTATCCCACACATTATTAAGTCTAATATTATGTTTCATAAGAAACTTATAGTCAAACTTAACATTGTGTAGTATCTTTAATATATTACTATCTTCTAATATTATTCTTAGTGGCTTTACGTCAACATATCTTGTGTCTATTACAAACTGACGATCTTTATCACCTATTTGTAACATAATCATGTCACTTGACGTATGGGATAAGCCTGTAGTTTCTGTATCCACTGCAATAACTTTCTTAGTTTTGCAATATTCTACTACAGGCCAAATGTTGTTAGTGGTTTCACAGCAATCAAGGAGTTTTGGATTTCCTACGAACTGTATCATTTAGTTTCTTGTTTAATTTTCTCAATAGTAGCTCTATTTGTCTCGCTGCCCAAATCTTGTTGCAGGAGCTTTTCGTAATAGTCTGGAACCTTGAAATTATATTCACTCTCTGCTCCAAACTTTTCGATGACCGAAAGAACAATTCTTTTAATGTGTGCTTGCCCATAAAATACTTCGTTACGATTAATTTTAGCTGTAAGATTAGTGATAAATTCTTCAACAAACAAATGATCTCGAGATTTTAATTGGAACTCCAAGAAGTTTAGAAGCGCAAATTGATCGCGCTTCTTTTCTTCTGGTAACTCGTTGATTAACATAATCATACGAATTATAAACTCCTTTCTAGTTTCCGAGCTCATGTACTACAGCTTTAGATTTTCTAGGTCTACCACGTTTAGCTTTAGGCTTATTAACAATAGTTGTACAATCAAGTACATCTTGTTCTAATTTACTTAAACGTGTTTTAAAATAGAACTCTGCAGATTGTAAGTTAGTAATATTTTGTTCTAACAATCTTGTTCTTTTAACTGATTTTCCTAAGCTAACCATATTAATAATAGTTGCTACTGCGAGGATGAATAAACTTAATAATAAAATGTTCATGAGTTCTCTTGTTTAGATTGATTTACTGTTTGGTTATAAAATTTGTTAATGTTACTTGTTTCTGCATCTGATAATATAACATCACTAAAATGTGATTGGCATTCTATAAACTTGTCAAAGTTTTCAATGTTACCTTCATCATCAGTGTGAGCTTTTAATGATGTAAGCTCATCTATTGAAATATTTACTGTTCTTTTTGTCATAACTTATTGTTTAAGAAAGACAGAGAGATATTACTCTCTCCGTCTATCGTTGCAAACTACCCCATTAATCCATCTGAAGTAGTACTAAAAGGATCTGCATTTACACTTGCAGGCTCTGTACCATCATGTTTGATGTATACATCTTGCTTTTCCGTGTCAAATGTAAGATCCACATTTCTATAAATTGGTTTACCTTGATTACATAGTGTTTCTTTAGTAGAAGGATTCTGCTTAGGCTTTTGACTCCAAGTAATCATATCATTCTTGTCTTTGTTAAACTTTTGTACAAAAGTCTCTGTAAGAACAAGTTTGTGTTCAGGTAATGTTTCAGGTAAAATAGAATTACCATTTAAAGGATTTTTAATGTCCTTAACTCTTTTTAAACTACTTAATTCTATTGCACCACTAATCATTTCACCTGACACAGGGTCAACATTGTTTAAGTCTACAGATTGTACTTTACCATCAGCTCCACGAGTTACGTCTGCAAGATTATAACCTTCTAGGAAGTTAGCATCTACTGCATGATATTTAACTCTTTTTTCTACGTTGTTTTGTGAGTATGTACTCATAAACATAGAGAATCCTTCTGGTCCGCTACCTGCTGCCGAAGGCTTTTCGTTTTCCGAACGTAAAATTAGTTGGAATACATTTGGGTTTACTGTTGGGACAATACCATGAATTTTTACTGGTGTTGCATTTGTAACTTCTTGAGCTACTGTTGTTGTTTGAGTTGTTTCAGCCATTTTTTTGTTTTTTTAACTGATTAATAAATAATTGTGTTGTTGTTTATGCTTATGCATAGTAAAGCACGCAGGAATCGAACCTGCAAAAGTATATAAAGGGACTACTGTGAGTATTTATTCATTCTTCTAACCATTTGCTTTATAATATAGTAGCAACTCTCATTGCTGATTGTTTGTTGCAAAGTTGTTTACCTCCAAGCTGCCTTTGGCCGTGTCTATTACGTATTCAACGGTTATTGCTTTTTCAGGTACTACAAACTCACTACTATTGGTAAAGCATGTAGGAATCGAACCTACACTAGTGCACTAGTACCATATGCTTTAGTTAAGCCTTTTGTCATCTTGCTTAGGATTACGTCGAATATCACGACCTTTCTAGTGGTAAAGTATGCAGGAATCGAACCTGCCAAGAACCTATTGTTTTTATAGTAAATGTTCTTGCACCATGTACTTTGTAAACAAACAAGGAGGGGACCCACTTCTTGGGCTTAATATTATATGCAGCTAGCATGCAAAACCTCAACGTGAACGAAAGGTACATCCCCTTTTGCCGCACCGTTACTTCTTGTTTGTTATATTTGCCTGCCGTGCAACAGGACTACATAATAGCAACTCGTCAGTTACTCAACGTGCTATGTTACGCACTTTCTCAGGCACTATCAGAGGCTATACTTAGCCCCTGATTTCTTTATCATAGCTACAAAATCTATAAAAGCTTTTGCAGTCATGTTAGATGGCAAACTAATTGTCATCTCAATATCTTTAATATCTACACGCTCTTGACGTGGTTCAATAGTAACATCTAGATTAGTATCAAACTTTGGTGTGTTTCTAGTTGTTCTTTTACTATTTGATATTTTAGTACGAGCTTTAGTCCAATGTATATTCTCTACTCTTTCTTTCTTCCATCCACCTGTTTCATAATCTCTAACCTGCTTCATATAAGAAGGCTGTAGAAATTTCTTTGGTATATCTTTTAGCTTTTGAGGTATTTTACCTTTAAAATGCTCTTTCTTTTCTTGGAATGTCTTTAAGATCTGTTCTTGGATTTTCTCTGGAGTTGTTAGTTTTTTCATAATTTCTAAATGGATTTGTTTTACTTTTTAGTTTAAAGTCTTTAATGAGTTTATTTACTGAGTCTATGTTATATCTTGGTTTCTTTTTTAGTTTCTTCATGACATTGTTGGCAAGTGTGTACTTCATCACAAGTACACGTTAGCTCAGGACTTATATTGTATAAGTCCCAAGCAAATTGTGCATCTTCAAAGAACATTAGCTATCTAAATCTATTTTACCTACTTTTCTAGAAGATTTACTTTCTATTTTTACTATGTCTCTATTTCTTAAGCCATAAGGCATAATATCGTGGTAATCTTCTTTTGTAGTAGAGTCTATTGCTCTTTCTACAAATCTTGCCTTAGCCTTTTCGATTTTTTGTAACATGTTAGTTACTTCTCTCAATTCTTTGTAGTCTTGATTTTGGTTGTGAATTACACCTAGTAATGTAGATACATGTTGTCTTAATAGATTGATGATTTCTGATGGATCATCGTGAGAATTGTATCTTATTGATGTAAATTCTGGGCTTTTTGAGATTTTCTCTACAACATTGTAGATTTCTTGGTTTTTAGTGTTTCGCATAATTTGTTGTTTTTGTGTTTATTTGTTAATTTGTTGTTTTAGCTATATATTATAATGCACTAGGTTAGAACGATAGTGAACTATAAGAGAATATGTGGGCTTTTGAACAGGAACACGTCAATGAACGTATCGTAGTCAAAAGAGATCAACCAAAAAAATAAAGAGCCCGTTAGGGCTCTGTTATTACGATGCAGGAGCGCTAGCGACTGCAATCGTTTGCTCTTCACCGTTAACGAACACCTTTAGGTGTGAGTTAGGTGTGAGCAGGAGTTTACCACCACCTTTTCCGTCAGCGTCAGCGACGGAAATTAGTGGTGAATCAACTTCAATCACAGCATTCTGTGATTGGAGTTGAGTAAACGACTGTTCGAGGTTTCCGCGGAAAGTGTGCCAACAGAACGCGTTGTCCATGACAACCGACTGTAGGCGCAAGTTTCCAAAGGTAACAGTAGAGTTGGCCATAAGGACAACTGTGGTGTTTCCTTTAGGGGAAACCGAAGTTTTGTAAATTGTAAATTGAGACATAAAACTTGTTTTAGGGATTAATTTGTAATTTGCAACTGTGGGGGTGTTAGCCCGCAAAAGATAGAAGGGGTGCTGTTAATTAAGTGGTACACTCCATCATTTCCATAGATAATTTTTTTTTAAAAAAATAAAATTGTATATTGCCACTGTGTTTTTTCGATTGATTGTTTTCGATTGATTTGTTTTTTGGTTTAGATCCCTCTTTTTATAAGGGGGATCTTTTTTTTATAAAAATTTTTTTTGTACGTTTGCCTTCGCGAGAATAAAACTTCAGTCACCCACCGAAAGGATAAACAAATAGCGGACGACTGTTGGACCAGGTAACTCCTATCCTCGCAGTGATGTTTGAAAGTTGTACCAGCAATGACTTTCCCAATTGAAATTTAGTGGCGTTTCAATTTGGTTTTCTTTTGGCCACTTTTCTTTTAACAATTAAATATTTATACTATGGCAGAAAAAAAGATTTTTGACGATGAGTTTATAAAGGACTCGATTAAAAAATCAGATGAATCAAAAAACAACACTTTTGATAGTTGGATTGTAGATCTTGAAGAAGCAGAGCAACCAGAAGCCTGCAGTATTGATAACCCAGATTGTGAAAACTGCGGATCATGAGTACAATAGAATATAAGGTTTGTACTAAGATAACTCAAAGAGCTGAGTTAGGAAAAAAGAAGTACAAGACAACAATGGATCGAAAAGATTTAACTAAATTGCAATGGCTAAAACATGCACAAGAAGAAGCAATGGATTTAGCTGTATATTTAGAAAAACTAATCGAAGAAGAAGAAAATGATATTCAAGGAGCTGAACAAGTTTAACAACGTTATATTTACAGAAGAAGGGCACACCTATACATTAAATGGTAAACCTCTTACGTCAGTTACCACGTTTATAAGCAAGTTTAAAAAACCTTTTCTAAAAGAGTTCTGGGCAGATAAAACTGCTAACAAAGAAGGTAAAACAAGACAAGAAATTTTAGATAAGTGGGATTCTATTAGTTTACGCGCATGTAATAAAGGAAGTAAGTTTCATGCATACGCTGAAAATTACATTAATAATAAAATATTACCTAATACAATATATGACTTCGATATAGATATGAGTGCATATGATACTATCGAATCCCACTTTTTAAAATTCTACGAAGAATCAAAAGACAATCTTGTACCTATAAGTTCAGAGCTATGTGTTGGCTCAGAAAAACTTGGACTATGCGGTATGGTTGATCAGTTATATTACTCTAACACGCTTGATGCTCTAGTTATATTTGACTGGAAGACTAACAAAAAGCTAAATTACAAAAGCAAGTTTAAGAATAAAATGCTTGAACCTGTTTCCCACCTAGACGAGTGTGAATTCAACACTTACTCCCTACAATTATCTACATACAAATACATCATAGAGCACGAAACAGATCTTAAAATAAAAGATTGTTTTATTGTATGGTTCAATGAAAAAAATGACACGTATAAGCTTATAAAGTGCGCTGACTACAGAAAAGAAGTGCAAGATATGTTAGATTATAATTAATTTTATTATATTTGTCGCATGACAAGATTTGAATGCGTTGATACAGATTGTAATAAAGACTTAGAGCTTGGAACTCATACTATGAAAATAGTGGACGGAGAAGTTGTATGTCCTGAAGCAATTTGTTGCGATAAATATATGAAAGAGATACGAGTTAAAGGCGGAGGCTTTGGAGGTATTATTAAAAAGCCTAACGGTACTATAGCTGGTAAATTTAACAGTAATAGATATTCTTAAATATGGACGTTATTGAAAAAGCAGTGAGAAAACATTTTAAGTTTTCTTTAAATTCTAAACTATGTTCTAATTGTTTAGAAAAGTACACTAATTTATACCAAATAGATAAACTACTTCATATGAATGCTAAAGCGCAATCAAAGTTAGGAATAGATTCTAATCAAGAAGAAAGATTAGAAGCACGCGATGTAGCAAGATATGTTAAAGCATCTATCTCTGTTATTGATAAAAACAAAGCAGATGTTTTATTTCCTGAAATAGAATTATGATAATACCTATTAAATCTGACATACCAAAATCTATGAAGGCGTATTTACAAATTCTTAATCCTATACTAAAACTAAAGGATAAAGAGATTGAAGTACTTTCTAGCTTTCTAGCTATATGGCAATCTAACAAAGAAAATAAAAATATAGATAAAACTTTATTTTCTACTCCTGTAAGAAAGTTAGTTAGAAAACAAATAAACATGTCTGAAGCTTCTTTTAATAATCATATTACTATGTTACGAAAAAAGAAAATGATTATTGACAAAGCTATAAATCCTAGTATTTTAAAAAGTATTACAACTGAAGGAATAGAAATAACTTATAAGTTATCGTGGACAAAATAATAAAGAAACTAGCTAAAAAATATAGTATTAGTGAGTTTAAGATTGATCTAATAGTAAAATCTCAATTTAAACTTTTAAAAGACACTATAGAGCAAGGTAATTTTGAAACAGTGCGAGCTAAACACATAGGAATGTTCGCAGTAAAAAAGAACAGATTTAAATATTATAAAAATGGAAAAAAAGAAAAATCCTAAAACAAACAAAGATTTAGTTACTTCTGCAGCTGCAAAAGTTAGCGAAATATTTGATGGATGGAAGAATGTAGTATTTCCTAACGAACATGTAGAGCAAATTGCAAAAGCAAGAGTTGCTATATGCGGGGAATGCGAATTTAACGTTAAAAGTAAGTGTGCAAAATGCGGGTGTCCGTTAGTTGCTAAAACAAGGTCAATGAAATCACATTGTCCACTAAACAAATGGTAAACATGATTAAATACGAACCTTTAGGAAACCACATTGTAGTGGAAATGCCTTCAGTAGAGAAAGAGACAAAAAGTGGGATTATTAAATCTCAACAAATGTTAAAAGAAGAGGAAAGTAAAAGAGACGGGCATGCTAAAGTTGTAGCAGTTAGCCAAGAGGTTAAAAATGTAAAAATTGGAGACACTGTAATACCTAAAGGCCAAGGCTTTATGGTTATGATAGACGAGATAGAGTATTTCCAAATGAATATGTTTGATGTATTAGGTATTGTAAAATGATACTAGAAGGATTTGACATTGACAAAAACTTTTGGAAATTACACCCACAATTACAAATCCCCCAAGAGTTTGCTTCTATCTATAGAGAAGATAAAAGCAAAACAAAAAGCAAAAGCTCACAGATAATGTGGGCTATTGCGCTTTTGGTAGATCCTGATTCTAAATTTGCTAACATATCTTTTCCTACAAGAAAAGATATAATTAGTAAGGATTTTCTTAAAGATGTAAAGTTTGATTGGGATAAATACAAAGAAGCAATGCAGTTTTACGAGTCATCTCTTATAACTCCTGCTAAAAGGCAACTTTTAGTTTGGAATAAAAAGATGGACGAAAAAACAAGATATTTAGATCTGCTTACATACGAAGAAAATGCAGATACAATAGAAGGGCTTCTTAAAACTAATGTTAAACTTTTTGAAGACTATGAACGTCTTTTAAAACTAGTTGATAAAGAAACTAACGAAGGCTCTACTAAAGGTGGAGGTGAAGAGTCGGCTTCTGAAAAAGGATTAATATGATTGTTAACAAAGCTGCTTTTTTACTTAAAGAGATACCTCAATTTCATCCTGCAAGCGAAGAATACTTATTATTTTGGCGAGAAGAAAAGAAAAGGTGTATTGAAGGGTATTGGGTTAGCGGTGTATGGATGCCAGGTAATTTATATTTTTATGTAAACTTCTGGACAATTTTATTAAACAAAACTGCACATTCTAAAACTAAAACTCCTGGTAAACCATTTCTTAGAGATCTTGAGTGGGAGTTTTTTTACAACTGGTGTGAGGCTAGGGGTTTTTCTGGGTTTGAAGATGATAAAGAGTTTACATGTAACAGAGATTTTATAGATAAGCCAAATTATGTGCCTGCAGCAGAATACATGCGCAGAACACATAAAAAGAATATGGGAGCACCTCTTTGGGAGAATGAAGCTAAAAATTTTATGATGATGGGGAGTCGTGGGTTTGGTAAATCTTATTCTGTTGCAGGAGGAGTTATTGGGCACGAGTTTGTATTTGATGGAGCAAAATCATATAAACCTGAAGATATTGGTAACCCTCCTTCTACAGAAATTGTAGCAGGAGCAGGGGATGCTAAATACTCAGGAGATATATTAAAAAAGACACAATTTGGATTGGATAATTTACCTGGCGGTATTGAACTTGGAGACAAATTTTTTCCCTCTCCTTTCTCTAAGCAGTACAGCGGTAGTTGGTACTCTGGGAAAGAAGTTATTGCAGAATATAAAAAGAAACTTGGTGGTACCTGGAAAGTTATGGGTAGTAAATCTAAGATTAAGCATCGTACCTTTAAAGACAATGCATTTGCTGCCAATGGTACTCGTCCTGCTGTAATGGTGATGGAGGAGATTGGTATGTTTAGCAATCTTAAAGCCTCGCACGAAGCATCTGTAGAATGTATGAAAAACGGTGCATACAAGTTTGGAAGCTGTATGTACTTGGGTACAGGTGGTGATATGGAAGGTGGAGGTACTGTAGATGCAAGAGATATGTTTTACAATCCAGATGTTTACGATATGATTTCTTTTAATGATGAGTGGGAAGATAAAGGTAAAATATCTTATTTTGTACCTGCTTACAGAGGGTTAAATCAATTTAAAGATAATAATGGAAACACACAAGAACAGCCTGCAAAAGAATATTTAGACGAGTTTAGAGAAAAACTAAAGAAAAGTAAAAACTCTAGAAGTGCTTTAGATGCAGAACTACAAAACAGACCTCTTGTGCCTTCAGAAGTATTCCTTACGCGCACAGGTAACTTGTTTCCTGTAGCAGATTTGTTATCTAGGCTAGCAGAATTAGAAGCCACTAATAAAGAAAGAAATCATGATTACGTAGGAGATCTTTATGTAGAATCAGAGAGTAACAAAATAGCATGGAAACCAAATGCTAAATTATCTCCTATTGTAGATTTTCCACTTAGAGGTAGTGATGATTTAGCTGGATGTGTAGTGATATACGAAATGCCTTATGAAGATAGTGAAGGAAAAATACCTTATGGTATGTATCTTGCAGGTACAGATCCTTACGATCATGATGATTCTACTACATCTTCTTTAGGATCTACTATTATTATAAACAAACTTACAAATCGTATTGTGGCAGAATACACTGGTAGACCAGACACTGCTAATCAATATTACGAGAAAGTTAGAAGATTGCTTTTGTTTTATAACGCTAAATGCTTGTACGAAAACGAACGTAAAGGTATGTATCAGTATTTAGAGTATAAAAACCAAACGCATCTTTTACTTGATCAACCAGAAATTATAAAAGATGTTGTTCAGAATAGTAGAGTAAATAGAGGTAAAGGTATGCATATGTCTAAACCTTTAAAAGACTATGGAGAAGAACTAATTAAAATGTGGTTGTTAGAAGATTACGGTACAGAAGGATTATTAAATTTACATAAAATACGAAGTATACCTTTATTAAAAGAACTAATAGCTTATAATGATACAGGAAACTTTGATAGGGTTATGGCATTTATGATGGTTGTGTATCATTTACAAGAAGTGAAAAAAATAAAAGTAGCTAAAGAAACTAAAGTTACTACTATATACGACCAAAGTTTTTGGAGTAAATCTTTATTTTCAAAAAGAAAAACAAGGTTTTAGCTATAAAATCAAAAACTAAAAATCTAATTTTATAGATTATTATTTGTTTGATAACATTAAATTATTACTTTTGTTTTTTAATTCGCGAATTTTAAAAAAATATTAATATGGCAACAGTAAATGTAACCCTGAGTCTTTCTAGTACTGACTTGTTTGCAAAGCAAACAGTTAGTTTTACAGAAACAGACTCACTATCTCCTGCGGGAGATTCCCAAGTTATAGGTAAATTATACCTAACAGGAAATGGGACAGAAGACAGCATACATGTAAAAGAAATAGAAGGCGATGGAGACAAAGCTTATTTATACATGAAAAATTTAAGTAATACATCAGGTGAGTACGTAGAAGTATCTAGACGTGCAGGTGGAGCTGATGTAACTGCAGACTCTACATCAAACGACTGGTTTGCAGTTTTAGGGCCTGGAGAATTTTTATTTATTCCTTTAGCAAATTGCGAGTCTATAGATTTAGAGCCAGCTGCAGGTAACCCTACAGTTGAATACATCTTAATGGAAAAAGCAGCAGGTTAATCTTAAACAAATAAAAATATGGCAACTTTAAACGCAACCTTTAGCATATCAAGTAATGATTTATTTGATAGTGTTAATATATCAAAAACCGTGACTAAAGCTTTAACAATTGATGGTGATAACCGTCAAGGTCTTACAGTAGTAAAAACTTCAGTAACTCGAATGGGTATTGCAGTAGAAGCTTTATCAGGTACAAACAAAAAAGCATACGTTTACATTAAAAACTTAGACGCTACAGATAAAATTATTATTGAAGATGACGGTAACGCTATTTTTGCAACGCTAGACGCAGGTGAATTCTGCTTCTTCCCGTCTGCAGACAATACAACTGTACATGTAAAATCATCTGCCAATACTCCTTTAGTAGAATATCTTATTCTAGAAGTAGCCTAAACATAATTTATGCCTAAATTAGATTTTCCTAGACAAAAACTGAGTCGTAGAAAAAAGACTCAGAAGTGGGGAGAAGAATGTATAGAAGCTGGATTAGGCTTAGTAGGTATTTATGATAATACAAGACGTAGTTCTCGCTTTAAAAAGAAGCGGAACTACGATCTTTATAATGGTAAATTCGACAAGAAAGATCTAGAATACGTTACAGACCCTTTAGGGTTAGGAGGTTCTTTAGAGCTTCCTGCTACGCTGCAGTACTATGACGTAGTATCTCCTATATTTAATTTACTTTTTGGAGAAGAAGCCAAAAGAGCTTTTTCTTATGTAGTTAGATCTATAAACGAAGAATCTATATCTTCTAAAGAAGAAGAAAAAAAGAAACAAGTTGTAGGTATATTTCAACAGCTTATACAGCAGTCTACAGAGCAAATGATGCAATCTATGGGGCAACCTTCGTCACAAGAAGAAGCTCAACAGTTTATGCAGCAAGCTCAAGCAAACATTCCTGAAGAATTAAAAAGAGTTCAAAAGTATTTTGATTACGATTTTCAAGATATGAATGAATCTACTGCAAACAAACTTTTAAACTATCTTGAAAGAGAACAAAAATTAAAAGTAAAGTTTGCTAAAGGTTGGGAAGATGCATTGCTAGTGGGAGAAGAAATCTACTGTGTAGAAGAAGTTTCTAATGAACCTACTGTAAGAAGAGTAAATCCTTTAGAGTTTTATGTTCTATTACCGCATAATGAAGACTATGTAGATAATGCTGATGTTATCGTAGAAGACACATTTATGTCTATAAATACAGTTATTGATAATTACTACGAAGATCTTACTGCAGCACAAATAGATAAACTAGAAAAAGAACAAGGGCATAAAGGTTCTGTAGATAGTAAAAGTCTTTTAAATTTTCCTAATCAAGAAAAACTTTTTATACAAAATAGAGAAGGAACTGAAGGAGACTCAAATATATTTAATTACTACGATCAAGACGGTAACATTAGAGTTACTAAAGTAGTTTGGAAATCTATGCGTAAGATAGGAAGATTAACTTACATTGATGAGCAAGGTATTCCACAAGAAACTATCGTAGGAGAAACTTATAAAATAAATGACAGTATTGGAGAATCTATAGAGTACATGTGGGTTAACGAATACTGGGAAGGAACTAAAATTGGTGAAGACACTTTTATAAACATTAGAGTTAGACCTCAACAATTTAGACATATGGATAATTTATCTTTATGTAGTTCTGGGTATGTTGGAACAATATACAACGCAAACAACGCTCAGTCTGTATCTCTTATGGATAGACTAGTTCCTTGGGTGTACATGTACATTACTATGTGGTATAGATTAGAACTTTCTATAGCATCTAACCAAGGTAAAATATCTTTAATAGACTTATCACTAATTCCCGATGGATGGGAAGTAGAAAAGTGGATGTACTATGCACAATCAATGAAGTTTGGTTTTGTAGATTCTTTTAACGAAGGTAAGAAAGGACAATCTACTGGTAAACTTGCTGGTAATATATCTACACAAAATAAAGTGTTAGATATGGAAACTGGTAATTATATACAACAACACGTACAGTTATTAGATTTTGTAGAACAAAAAATATATACATTATCTGGTGTAACTCCTCAAAGAATGGGAGCAATATCTAATTCTGAACAAGTAGGTAATGCACAGCGAGCTGTAGTGCAATCTTCGCATATTACAGAAAAATGGTTTGAAGTTCATAATCAAACTAAAACTAGAGTTTTAGAAACTTTATTAAATGTGTCTAGAGATGTGTACAAAGGAAATTCTAAAAGAATTCAGTACATGACAGATGATTTAGC